ACGGTGCGATTCTTGTCGTCGGCAGAGACGACGAGCACTGCGGTCGTGCTCACTGAAACGACTGATGACTTCACGGCTATCTCTCTGGTGGCATCGAGTCAGTGCCGAGCGTCGGCAGATCGCCGCCGCTGATACCAGCCATAGGTGCGCCAGCGACACCGAGAATGAACTGGTCGCCGCCTTCATACGGTTCACGATTCTCTTGCTCTCTCGCTTCGTTCGGTGTCATCGTGCCAGACATGATCTGCAACTGCTGCGCCTTCACACGAGTCGTCAGGTCTGCACGCTCGAACTCTGATGCGTTGAACCGCACCTTCTGCGTGAGTGGCAGCATCTCGCTGATCGCATCTTCAATGCGGCGCATGAACGGCAGCAGCGTGTAGCGAACGAAGTTGATGCCCGACTGCTCGACATTCTGGTAGGTCTGCGAGTTGCCGCCAGATGCGTTGATCATGTGCAGCGGTATGCGGTAGGCACGGGCGATGTCACGCACGATCGCTTCACGATGTTCGAGCATCTGCATATCGGCTGCGCTCGTCGTGACCGACTTCCACCTGAGACCGCCAGTGAGCACCGCAGGCTTGCGGCGGCGAGTGTGAGCGTCTGCCCATGTGTCACGCAGAATGCGTGCCTGCTCTTCGGTGATCGTCGCATCTGTTTCGAGCACGCTGCTCGGCGTTGCGCCTTCGCCGTAGAACTGCGCTAGGAATCTATCCATAGCGATGCTCGTGCCGATCGTGTTGCGCAGTGCTTCCAGCGGCGAGATGCCACGCAACTGATTCGGTAGCAGCAGCCAGTGAATCGCTTTCAGGTCGCTGCTCGAATGCTCGGTGTTGCCGACCTGATAGTAGGCACTGCCGTCATCGCTGATGTAGGCGTTCTTGATCAGGTTCGGGTGCAGGCATCGCATCTCTGCTGGTAGTTCGCCTGCCCTGCGTGGTGCGTAGATGTAGGCGCAGCCGTACAGTGCGAGCGACAGCATCACCTGATGCACGAACTCGAACATCGTCTGAGTCTGATTCGGTCTGATGAGCACGCTCGGTGTCGGCAGCCGTTCGATGCGACCTGCACGCAGACGGGTGAGTTCGAGTGGCATGGCAGCCACTGAATCTGCGAGCAGACCTACGGCTGACATCACGGCGGTTGATGCGAATGCGGTCGTCTCTGTGACGATCTCACCCGAATAGTTAGGGTAGAACGGGCGTGCAGTGATCTGATACGGGTCGATGCTCGTCGGTAGAGCACGACGCTCGACGAGTCTGCGCAGCAGACTCACGGCTCAGACCTGCCGAGACTCGCACCGAACAGCGTCAGTAGCACACCGCCGACGATGAATGAGACGGGAATCGAGAGCAGACCGACACCGATGACCAGCAGACTTGCGCCGATTAGTTCCAGAAGAGTGCTGAGTGCGCTGCGGTTCAGTTCCATACCTGCACGATACTAGGCGCAACACTCGTGCTCTGTATGCGTGATGTCGCACGATCGAGAGCCATGACGAGACTGATGCACGCATCTATCTTCCGCTTGCTCTTCCCTTTCGACAGTCGCCACCCTTGATCGGTCATGCGCTGCGCAGCAGACAGAACCTGATCGCTGTATGTCGGTGAGCCGTCGTGCAGCACACGCCTGTTCACGATCATCTCGTAGGCGTGACCGCACGCAGGAATCATGCGAGCAGCGGACTGGGGGAACTCGACCATAGGCAAACCGTCATCGCTCAGTGCTTCCGCCGATCGCTGAAAGTAGGCAGGGTCGAACACGAACTCTCGCACCTGATACTCGGCGTGCAGCGCACGCAGATGCGCTTCGACTGCGGCGACATCAACGCCTTCGTCTCTCGGCTGCCAGATGCGAGCACGAGTCACCACCACATCGTCTTGCGGCTGAGCGATGACCACAGCGATGCTGTCGTGTTTCAGAGCCATGTCGATACCGACCCAGATCGGCAGATCGTGTCGCAGCCCACGATCATCTCGGCACTGTTCCCACGCACCAGCAGGCAGCCAAGACTCTTGCGCTCTCACCCACTGATTCAGCCGCCACCGTCTGAACGCCGCTTCATCTGTCTGCTTCACAGCGGTTCTCATGTCGTCGATGTCGAGCAGCCGTTCACTCAGATTCGGGTTGGCGATGCGCCACTGCTTCTCGTCACCGAGCGCACAGTCGGTCGCCGCTTCCCACCACCAGAAGCCGAATGAAGGGTCGTCGATCTCACCAGCCGCACACTTCTTCCCGTACTGATACAGATGCCCTGCCACCGTGTCTAGGTCGTAGCCAGCGGTCGTGATGCTCACCGTCAGCGGCTCGATGCGAGCACCAGAGCCGAGCGTCATCTGGTCGTAGAGATCGGGCGTGCTCTGATTCCACAGTTCATCGAACAGCACGAGCGACGGGTTCAGACCAGCCTGACCCTTGAACTCTGACGAGAGCACACGCAGTATCGACCCGAAGCGTGGCATCTCGATCGCATCTCGATACACCTTGCACTCTTGCGACAGCACGGGCGACATCTGAATCTGCTGCTTCGCTTCACCGAAGATGATGCGAGCCTGCTGCCTGTCACCAGCGACCACATACACTTCTGCGCCAGACTCGCCAGTGATCAGCCCATAGACGGCGACCGCCGACAGCATCAGCGACTTGCCTTGCTTGCGTGGCAGACCAATCAACGCACGCCGATACCTGAGACGCTGCGTCTCGGCATCACGCTCGAACAGCGCACGCAGCAGCCACTTCTGCCACGCAGTGAACAGCAGCGGCTCACCAGCCCTGAAACCTTTCAGCACGATGAAGTGCTCGGCAGCGAAGTTGATGATCTCGTCGCCGTCGCTCAGTTTCGAGATGCGTGGCGTGTAGAACGCTGGCTGCCACCTACTCGTTGGCGGCAGCACGCTTCGCTTCGATGCGCTGTCTGATCTTTGCGAACTCATGTTGCTTGTGTTCCCCTATCCCCAGTGTCGCACGGTCGGTCGGTGAGAAACCGATTTGCGAGAGCAGGCTAGTGATCTGGCGGTCGATCTCACGCAACGCTCGACGCTCACGCCACGCACCAGACTGTGTGAACACGATCTGCCTGAGCACCGTGCGCTCGTCAGTCATCTCGCACGCCATGAGCACGATGTCACCGTCGAGAGCAGGTCGCAGCCACGCAGCACCTGACGACCAGATGCGCTGCCATAGTTCCTTGCCGTGCTGACCGAGTGGGCGATGCGGCTCAGGCATCTCGCTCACCAGAGACGGCAGAGCGATGATCTCAGCGTGGCTCGGCAACTTCCTGCCGCCGAGATTCCCGAGTCTGCGTTTCTGCTCGACAGGTTTCGGTCGCCTGCCTGAGCCTTTACCACCCATGCCACGCCTGCTCACCAGATGCCGTCTGCTGCGTGTTCATAGGGGGTCTCTCTCGTTTCGGCTCTCTCTCGAAAAGCACGATTATACGCTGAACTGAACGGCAGTCTCCGCAGATTTCAGGCGGCGGCTTGGCTAGCAAGAAAACGCATCGGCAGGGGGCAGGGGGGGCGGCGGTCAGTCGTCGTCGCTTGATTCGCAGGTCGGGTCGCTCAGTCGGGTGCAGATGCAGGGTGGGGTCATCGCTGTCGCCAGTTGGGTCGGTTGCTCTTGCGTGTGTTGCATGATCTGTGGGCTGCGGCAAGTGGCGATGTCGGGTCTCGTGGTCTGATGTGGTCTGCGGTGAACGGGTCGTCTGGTCGTGCGCCTTCGCCGCAGATGTGGCAGGTGACGGCGGTGGCTCTGATGATGTGTGCGATGCGTCGATACTCAGCGTCGTAGAGCGAGTCGTGTATTGGCTGACAGGTTTCGCATCTCGTCGTGCGTATCGTCAGGTTGCCGCAGTTGATGCACGGTCTGCGTATGGTCATAAGTGCGGTGTCGATCGAGCAGTGGGGTCGGATTTGCACCGCCGCTTCTCATCAGGAATGATGAGCGTGCCACTATCAGCACTTCCACCGCCAGATCGCTTGTAGTTCTTCCCACGATACATGCGTGCGTTGAGTTCATCGAGTGCGCTGAAAGGCAGAATCGGAACAGCGAGCCGTTGTAATGCATCTTCGTGAAGCGGGTAGAAGTATCTGATTTGAAAGCCTGTGAGTTTCTTTGCGCCTATTCGGTTAAGGAATCTGCCGCCAGATTCAGTGCCTTTGCGTTGATAGCGATGCTTTATGCTGTTTTGCCCTTGCCCACCTGCTGATGCCTGAAAGTTCAGTTTGTGAATGACTTCGCCGTCTGGCATTCGAAACAAATCGGTGTTCACTTTCACACCAATCAGTTTGAAACCTGCCGCACGATAGATCGTTCCATCGCCGCATTGTGTCGCATCTGCATAAGATAAGACCCATTCAATGTGGGGTGCGTGTTTCTTGATTAGGCGGAATGCGACCGCAAGTGCTCTGCTCTCGCTGTTGCGTGGCAGGTTATCGCTGAATGCCATGCGATTCAGTTCTAGGAAACCGTTCCATGCTGTGCCATGTACCAGTCCGATTGTCTTTGATTTGTCGATCGGATTACCGAACTGCATGACGCCTTCTAATTTGTTGTTCCAGAACACGCCGAAGTGCAGGACTGAGTTGTTGACGACTTTGCCTGAATAGTGGTGTTTCTTTACAAACGCTCTGGCTGATGATGAGTCGATCGGGTCGACTCGAAGGTTCTTAGCCGACACTGCGCTGCCATTCATCGCAGATCGCCCATAGTGCGTTGCCGTTTGAGTTGTTGTTATCGCTGTCGGTGAAGTCATGTTTCTTCTTCGCTGCTGCGATCGCTTCCCTTACCTGTTCTGCTTGATCGAGTGTAAGTGTGAATGTCATCTGTGTTGCGTCTGCCCTGTCGCCAGTCGGCAGGCTGCCGAACGCATCAGATAGGTCGATGTTCAATGGGGTGATGATGCGTTTGCCTATGTCGTCGATGTCATCGGTTGAGTAGAGCGTGCCTTCGAGCGATGCTGCTGTTGTTGCTAGTTCCTGTAATACGGCGAGCAGGCTGCTGTCGTCATACGAAGCGAGATCGTTCGCACGGTTGTCTGCGAGCAGTATGCGCATCGCCTGCTCATCATCACAGTCGATGAAGTGTGCGCTGATCTTCTTCCAGCCGAGAGCCTTCGCCGCCTTCCATGTGTGATTACCAGCCAGAATGTGACCCGTGCTGCGCTGCACGACGATCGCCCGATACTGACCGTGCGCCTTCAACGACTCTGAAATCGCACCGATGTCACCCTGCCGCACATTCTTCGGGTGCGGTGTGATCGAGTCAATGCCGATCGTTTGAGTATCCAGTTCCTTCTCTGTCATGCAGCAGAGTCTAGGTGTGCAGGGTGCGCTGAATCTCGCTGAATGTGCGACCTGCCATGCGTCGAGTGAAGTGTTTGATTCGGTTCGCTGGTATCCCGATGCGAGTCGTCGGCAGTAGCACGCACAGCAGGTCTGATGCGTCTTGGCTCGTGTACCCTGCGGCGGTCAGTGCTTCGTCTGTGGGGAATACATCGGCGTGCCGCTGGTCGTCTGTGATTAGGTGGTCTTGCGTGCCGCCCGTGCTGGCGAGCCATCGGAAGTTCTGCGGCAGATCGGTGACGCTGCGCAGCATGGTGATTTCTTTCGTGTAGGCGTAGAAGAGCAGTCTTGGATTTGCACGGGCGATGTCGAGCCAGATGTGCAGATACCAGTCTGCGAAGAAGTCGCCTGCATCGTGTATGCGTATCGCTGGTGCGCCTGTGTCTGCCCATGTGCGCAGCCAGTCGTCTGCGATGTCGTGACGCTCGATCGGCAGCACTCTCGGCGGTCTGCTCTTCGTGAATCGTGATTCGCCGAGTTCGCAGATCATCTGTCTGCGCCACTCGTCTCGGTCGTCGATCACGAGTTGTAGGTTGCGTGTGTGTGCTGCAAGCACATTTGAGAACAGGTATGTGCCGTTGCGTGCGTAGCAGAGTTGTGCGCAGATGCCTGCTGACGGGCAGGTGCTGATGCGTCTGCCGTCAGCGAGTTTCGCTGTGAGTGCTGGTATCGACCAGTTCCAGATCAGATGCGGTCGTAGTTCGCTGTTCTGTGTGAGCAGCGGCATCAGTCGTCAGACGGCTGGTGAAGCGGTATGTAGTAGCGGTATGTGCCGCCGATGATGCGCTCATCGTTCACGATCGCCAGCCATGTCGGTGCGTCAGGGTCGCAGACGCAGCCGACCGTCGCATTTCTCGCACCGACGACGAGATGCTGACAGGTCATGCAGCGCACGATCATCGGGTGAACCTATCGACCGTCACGATGAGCACCAAAGCGCAGGCGAGCCAGATGACGACGACGACATCGAGAGCGTTCACGGGTACAGTTCGCCGTCAGCCCTGTGGCGTGCGATCTCTTGCGACATACGCTGCACGGTCGCTTCGAGTTCGGTGACACGCTCGATGAGAGCATCTTCACGCTGACCGTATGAGACGATCGTGGTGAGCAGTGCGTCACGCTCTTCACGCAGACGCTCGATGCTGTTCTGCGCATCTGAGCAGCGTGCCTGCCACTCGATGAGTTCAGCCATTCTTTCGTTGCCGTCGCTCATGTCGTCTGCGTTCCAGTTCCTTCCGTAGAGCATCTACGGTGTCGATCAGTTTCTCTTCGTCGAGCCGACCCACCGAGATGCGTGACAGAAAGTGTATTGCGTTCGCTAGGTCTATGTCTCGCACCACTTACCCCTATCTCAGAGACGGTGAGCCTAGTCATCGTGCGACCGCCAGCACCATTTCAGCGACCTGCCGATCTTCGAGTTCGGTGACACCTGTGAGCGTGTCGAGCATCGTGCGCTCGATCATGCTGCGCCCGTTGCGTGTCGGCTTGATGTGCTGCCGCCATGTGTTCACCGTCTGCACCGCACCGAACGCCGTACCCCTGAACGGTGCGCACCTGATGTCGGTCTGCCACATCTGGCGCAGCGTGTTGCGCAAGTTCTCTGCACGGGTCTGCGACTGGCGGCTCTCACGGTCGTCTGACGGTGCGAGCACGCTCAGAAAGCGGTCGAAGTTGCGGTCGCTTACCTTCACGCTCATCAGTTTCTCGATCTCTGCGGCGAAGTCATCACCGAGATGATGCACGATGTCGAGAGCCTGCCGTGCGTCAGCGAGACGCAGCAGCGACTGGCTCGTGTGCTTCACCCTGATCTCGTTGCTGTTCTCGCTCAGAGCCTTCGCACGGGTGTTGTCGCAGACGACGACCGTGCAGGTGCGCTTGTAGAGCGTGGCGATCTCGCCGTTGAACGATGTCGTGGCGAGCAGGTGCGGTCTGAACTCGACCCCTGCCGCCGTCAGGTTCTCAGGCATCTCGACCTGCACCCATGCGACTGCGCCGCCTTTCAGCAGACCAGCCGACCCGATGCTGAGATCGTCGTCGAGCAGGTTCGCCACCTGCGTGAGCAGCCATTCGTCGTACTGATGCGGCTGATACGCCTTCGACGGTACGCCGAGCACCTGCCACGAGTCGTCACGCACGATCGCCTGACGGTTCGGCACTTCGTACCGTGTGCCGTCTGGTGCGGTGATGTGCATCGGCATCGCTACTGCGTGCCACGAGAAGAGTCTGCGCTGCACATCTGCGACGGGTATCGCACCCGTGTAGTGATTCGGTTCGGCAGCCTGCTCGTCTTTCTTGTAGTGCCACGCCATGCCACGCTTCTCGGTGAATCCGATCAGCACCTGTGTGTTCAGGTGGCTCAGTGTTTCTCTGCTCATGTCTAGTGTCTCTCTTTCGTTGAGTGTCGATGCGCACGGCGGCGTGCCGCACGCTGTTCTTCTTCCTTCCACTGAGACTCGTAGCCCCAGAGTCTGCCTGCGCAGAAGAATGCGATCGCTATGCAGATGAGCGAGAATGCGTCAGACCATGTGCTCACGGGCGCACCTGCTTCGTGAGACCGAGTGGCGTGAACTCGCTGTGCAGCACGATGATCTGCGAGCCGATCATCTCGGACTCGATGATTAGCGGCTCGAAGCGTTCGAGCACATCTTCGATCGCTGCTTCGTGTGCCTGCTCGCTGTGCTCGTCGCAGAGATAGGTTTCGACGGCGAGCGTCAGTGTCACCTGCATCAGTGCGTAGTCGCTGCGCACTGGCTGCTCGGTCGTGAGCAGGTCAGCTTCAATGCGCCGATTCTTCGTGGTCATTTCGGTGTATCCCCTTTGTGTGTGGTATTCGTATCGGCGGTTGCCGATGCGATCTGTGCGATGCGCAGACGCTCGTCTGCGATTCTGAAATAGGTTTCATCGACTTCGATACCTATGAATGCTCTGTTGAGTTCGATACAAGCCATGCCTGTCGTGCCGCTACCCATGAACGGGTCGAGAATCGTCACTGATTCGGGTAGTACGCCGATAATGCGTCTCATCACTTCGTATGGCATCTGACACGGGTGCGCTGTCTTGTCTGTGCTGACATTCTTGACTTGATTCACATTCCACCAGTCGTAGAGTTTCGCCTGTTTGCCTTCTGCGATTCGTTTGGCGATGCGTTTATCTGTGGGATTCTTGTACGGCTGACCGATGCGTGAGAAGTCAGGTTTGATGCCGAAGAATGCGATGTCTCGATGCTGTCGTGGTGTGTTCGAGTTGTAAACCCAACTGACGACTCGCTCAGGGAATCTGCCGATCGTGAACGAATGCTTGTAGAGCGATTCGGGATAGTGAATCATCACATGACTGTGCTGACCGAACACATCGTGCAGCATCGTGTAGTAATCATCTTCGTGCATCGCATCGTTGTATTCGTTGTAGTGATAGCCAATGTTGAACGGCGGATCACTGACCAGCACCGTGTTCGTGTAGTCGATGTCGAGATGCGACATGACTTCTAGACAGTCGCCATGAAACAGTTTGATGCTCACTGCTCTTCGTCTCGCAGTCTGCGCACATAACGCTGCACCTTGCGTGCGGCTAGCGAGTCGATCGTCTCGACGCAGAAGCCGTACTGTTCGAGTCGGTCGAAGAATGACTGCCAGTCGATCTTCTGCTCGCCGTCGAAGAAGCCGTAATAGACATCGCTGGCGGCGGTGGCGACTTCGGTGCGGTGGGCATCTGATGCGGTGCGGATCACGACGACCTGCTTCGGGTCGCTGACTGTGATGCCGCTGGCGATGCGCTCTGCTGCGCTCTTGCGCAGTGCTTCGTGCATCTCGTCTTGCTTGCGCTGAACCGTCGCACGAATGCGAGCCGCAGCATCGTCAGGTATCACGATCATCGGCAGGCTGCTCATCGCTTGTCTGCCTGTCGGTCTGCGTTCGGGTCACGCACTTCGTAGGTGCGCCCGTCGCTCTTACGGAAGATGTCGCCACGCTCAGAGATCATCGTGCGCACCGCCGACTGCGGCACACCTGCCTGCTCTGCGATCTCTCGCACGGTGAGCACGGCGAAGATGTTCTGTGTCGCCCACTGGCGCAGCGTCTCTCGTGCGTCGAGCCTGCCGAACACGAGCCTGCCGTCGCTCTGCCGTGACCAGCCTTCGCTGACTCGTGCAGTGGCGAGCAGTTGCGCCTTGATGTCTGATGCGACCTGTCGGCGCACGCTCATCGGCACGACCGTCACCCACTTCGGTGCGCCGTGCGTCTCGATCGCTGCTGCGACCTGTGCTGCTGCGTCATTCATCGTCGCACTCGCAGTCGTCTGATTCGCATTCGGCGCAGACTTCGATCTCGTCATCTGCCCACAGGTTCTTGCTGCCGTAGTTGTCGCCGTCACCGACTGCGATGTAGAGAGTCGTTTCGTCGCCTGATATCACGGTGGTGATCGCCTGCACATCGGTGATGAGTGGGTAGTTCGGCTGGAACGCTGCCAGCACTTCGATGTCGCCGTGCTCTTCCTGTATGGCGGTGAGTCGGTCGATCAGTTCGGTGAGCGTCATGGTCACGCACCTGCCTTTGCGACCAACAGAGAGTCGAACTTGCCAGTGATGCGCACGAAGTTCTTCTTGCGTGCTGCTGCGTAGAACAGGTTGCCTGCATCATCGAAGATGAATCGACCGACCCATGTGCGCTGCTTTGTGCCGTCGAATCGAAGTGTGCTGCCTTCGAGCACCATGTTCGGTTCGCTGGTGACGAGCGTGCCTTCGAATCGTGTCAGTGATCCGACGATGCTGAACGCCTGTTCCCTGTCTGTGAAGTAGTTGATGCTTGCCTTCATGTCTCTGTATCCCCTTTGTCTGTGGCATCACCCTTCGTGATGCGCTGACTTCATCATAGCACACATCTGGCTAGATAGTGCAAATCGACTGTTTCCCTAGCAAATACGCATTATTCAGATGCCTGCTAGTTCTGGCTGATGCTCTGAGAGCAGCCCGACACGGCGACCCCAGCGAGCACCCGAATCGACGCAGATGACGCACCACATCGCACGAGAAACGCTGTGGCGACATCTCAGAGCCACGCCCACTGATTCCAGTCGTCGAGACCGACGCTGCGACTGTATTCGACGAGAGCGAGCGCAGCACGCAAGTTGATCTCAGGCTGCCAGAGATCGTCGCAGGTCGTGAGCACACCGACTGCTTGCAAATAGCCAGACGGATAGTAGCGAGACGGCAGACACCAGAAACGGTTGATCTGCGTGAGCGAGATGCTGCCGCCGTTCGGGTCGGTGGCGTTCAGTTGCGTCTCGTCGCATCTGCTCTCGACGAACATGATGCGGTCGAGTGTCGGCATCTGCTCATCGGTGAAGCCGACGCTGCGTGCGAGCGACCACCACATCGGGCATCGTGCGTCAGGGGGAACAGGCACGGTGCTCGTCGTGGTGGTGCTCGGCAGGGTGCTGCTCGATGTCACCGTGCTGCCAGTCGTGGGCGGAATGTCAGCGATCTGGTGATCGCCGTATGACTGTGCGGCGGTGACACCGAGCAGCGAGATGATGAGAGTGAATGCGAATGCTGAGAGTCTGGTCACGGCGTGCCTGCTTTCATGGCTCGGAAGAGTGCGAGTGCTGCGGTCTGTGCAGCAGGCGAATACGGTGCGACCGACTCTACTAGGTCGGCTTCGCTGCGACGGGTGTGAACGAATGCGGCAGCGAGATTCTCTGCGGTGCGTATCTCGGCGGATACCTGCGGCTGCGGTGATGCTGGCTCTGGCTCGACGGTGATCTCATCTGACCACCGTTCGCCGTTTAGCCATGTGGCGAGATGTGCGCAGTAGGTCATCTCGATCTTGCCTGTGGTGAACTGCGCTGCGTATCGCTCGACCGCTGCGATCATCTCATCGAGAGTCGGCGCATTGTTGCTACGCATCACACGGTCAAACGCACGGCGTGCAGCCCCTTTCGCCGTCTTGCGTGGATAAGACTTCCACAGTTGCTCAAACTTGATGTCTGTATTTGATGATTCATGACGGTTCAGTACATAGGACACGGAAGCGTCAGAATGCGACCTAACTGATGCCACAGTGTCATCTAACGACTGAGAAAGGTCACACTCAGTGTCGCCTTTCAATAGTCGGTATCTGCCCACCTTGCCACGACCTTGACCAGCAGGCTCGACGATCTCGATGAGCGAGTCTGCGATCATCTGCTTGATCGTCTGTCTCACCCACCCTGTCGAGCATCGTGCCTTCTTCGCCAGCGTGCCGTGCGACGGGAAGCACACGCCGTCATCGTTGGCGAAGTCAGCGAGAGCCAGATGCAACAGCAGTCGCTCACCGCTATACGGCGAGTTCGCCCACACCCATGTCATCAGTCTGATACTCATTCCCCTTTGCCTTTCTTAGAGATGCCCTGTGTCTCTCAGCAGTGCGATGATCTGCGAGAACGCCGAGAGCCGCATCACTGCCAGCCCGTCGCTCTCACCGTCAGGCATCGCCACCAGAACGAACGCACGCACATCACCGAGCGCACGATGCTGCTCAGACTGCTGCTCAGCAGTGCGGTATCGGGTCGCTATCGGCTCGATCTGAGCACCAGCCTTGATCTCGACACGCAGCGCACCACCCCACAGTTCTTCGTGACGAGTGTTCGCACCAGCAATGCCGAGCATCTTTCTCGCCCGTCTCGCCTTGCCGTCACCCTTCGCACGATTCCGTTTGCCACGAGCCACAGGGTCGCCGCAGCCTTTCACTCGTCGAGCACCGTCACGAGACTGACGACCGAGCAGCCCAAACTTCGGGCAGCCGTCACCGAGCGTGCAGCGATCACGCCTGCCTTCGCATTCACCCTTTCTTTCGTCTGCCACGCTCTCTCTCTTTCTTCACGACTGCGACCAGCGTGTTCATCGAATCGAAACCTGCGATCGCCATGTCTGCGTAGTTCATCTCGCTGACGACTTCGAGCGCATCGACCAGCGGCACATCGCTCGCATCGGTGTGGTCGAGAGCGACGAGTATCAGCCCGATGAGCCAGCGGTTCAGCCTGTCGGCATCGACCATGTGCTCGGTGAGCATCGCACAGATCGCACCATACGACTCGTTCAGCGGTTCACCGAGACTGATGCTCTCAGGGTCGGGCAGGTCGTCAGCGTCGATCATCGCTGCTGCTGCCGTATCGTGCGTCGATGCACCCTGCGTTCGCTCGGTGTCATGCCGCCGAACATACCCCAGCGGTCTTCTGTCTCACGCACGGCGAGAGCCATAGCCAGACACTCTTCACGCACCGTGCAGGTCTCGCAGATCGCTCGTGCTGGTCGCCATGTGCGAGCACTGAACTTGCGCTGAGTCGGGAAGAAGATGCTGCCGTCTGCGCCGAGACACGCAGCGAGTCTGCGCCAGTGCTTCACAGCAGGCTCGGCAGTGCGACGATCGGTATGAATCTGCTGACCGAGAAACAGATCAGCCACTCGTCACGCATCAGTGTCTCGCCTGTGCGCTCATCGTAGTAGCGGTCGTTCATCGGCAGCCGTCGCACGCTCTGGCTCGTCTCGTCTCTGAGATCGAGCAGGAAGTCGGCATCGCTGAGCACGACCATGACCAGCGGCACGCATCTGCGCTGCTTCGCCTGAGCACGCAGAGACTTCACCTTGCTCATGCTGAGCAGATAGCCGTGATCGACCATGAACTCGATCGGATAGTTGCGCCATTTGATCTCGACGAGCGCAGCAGTCGTGCCGTCATCGTTCAGCAGCCTGCGATCGAACGACTCGTACTGCTCTGCTGGCACGATGCGACCATGCCAGTGCGCAGACAGCCGCTGCGCAGCCTGCTGCTCACGCAGCAGACTCTGCGCCGACTCGAACTCTCGATACGCCACGCTCAGCCGCCGTTCATCAGCGACTCGATCACCTTCGACGCTTCCTTCGTCGAGAGCGTCGTCAGCGAATCCACCTGACGGTTCAGCACATCGCTCGCATGAGCGTGCAGGTCAGCGATCTGCCGTTCACGGCTCAGTTTCTTGATCAGGTTCTGCTGCTTCACCGATGCCACCGCAGCGAGTTTCTGCGACCCAGACGGCTGATGCGCCGCAGGGTGCGGCTCGACGGTCTGCGACTCAGGGAACACATCACGCACGATCTGCTCGGTGAGTTTCGCAGTGTCGTCGTTGCGACGATTCTGCACTTCTTCACGGCTGGCGATGTGCGGCTCATCGACTGCGAGCGCAGCCATGATGCACCTGCCCCACGCCGAAGTCTCGGCGTTCATCACTTCGCTGTTGCGAGTGAACGACGAAGAGCCGATGACAGGCTCTGCTGCGACTGCGATCGCAGGCATCGGGTCGTCTGGCGTGCGGTAGCACACGGCTGTGTAGATGATGAACTCACGACCACCGATCTCGACGATGCGGAACGGCTCGGCAGGGTTGTACGGTCGCAGCACTGCGTGTGGGTGCTTCTCTCGTAGTTGTCTGATGCGTGTCGGCACATCGACATAGTTGCTCAGGTCGAAACTCATTGTGTATTCCCCTTCGTGTTTGAGAGCCGCATCACACGGCTCGGTGATCCCTGCGTAGTGAACTCTGCGACGAGTGCAGGGTGTGCTTCTCGCAGACTCGCCACATCGAGAGACGAGCGACCAGCCTGCTCACGCCATGTGAGCACCTTTCGCCCGTCGAATGTTGCGATCTCTGCGTCGAGCATGATGCGAGCGATGTGGTCTTTCGCCGCCTGCTCTATCTGCTCTGCCTGCCGTTTCAGGTCTCGTGCGTCAGCGAGTTCACGAATCCACGCATACTCATCGACGGTCAGCGCACGCTCGATCGGTTGCGGTGGTCGGTACAGTTCTGCGATCTGCTCGACCGTCATCTGCTGCGACAGGTCTGCCAGCAGTTGAGCGTCACGCTCATCGACCGCAGTGCAGAACGCCTGCGAGTCACGACGCAAGATGTCGAGTGCTTCTTCGTTGCGTGGTATCTCGTGCGTGCTGATGCTCATGTCTTTGTCGAGCACGATGAGCCACACGGGTCGGTCGAGCACGAGCATCTGCGCCCAGCACTGCCACAGGTAGTCGGCTGGCACATCTTCGATCGTCTCGATGCGATGCCTGCGTGTCGTCTTCACTTCACCGACGACCGCTGGCTTGCCTTCGCTGAGTGCGAGAGCGTCGAGCGACACGATGAAGCGATCTCGCTGATACATCGAGTTCGGTGTGTGCATCGTCGCACCGAGTCTGCGACCCAGTTCTGCGACGAGCGCAGGTTCGAGAATGTTCCCGACTTGCATCGCAGCAGTGCCTTCGCTCACCTTCGGTGTGGTGCTCTTGCTGTGGAACAGATCGGCACGGCTCGTGAACGGTGAGACATCGACCAGTGCTGGTGCGTCTGATGCGCCGAGCACGCATCTGCCTGCTGCGTCTCGGTGTCGTCGCATGAGCCAGTCAAGAGAGCCGTGCGGCGGTTTCTCGATGATGTAGAGATCGGTGGTGGTCATTCGTGTTCCCTTCTGGTGGTGATGTGACGCTCATGCTCACACATGGGTGTCGCAGGGATACTCTGCCCGAAAGTGCTCTATTTATTAGGCATTTCGCTGATTTGACATAGTTAGCCAGATGTGCTATGATGTAGGTATGACCACAGAGAAGGGAACAGACATGACAGACAGATTCAGCAGGTCGGCAGCAGTTAAGCGCATTCGTGCGCTCGCCGCAGTCGAGTTCGGAACGACGAAGGGCTACAAGATCGAAGTGCAAGACATCAACGGTGTGACCGACTCGCTGAGCGACCTGCCAGCAGAGATGTGCAAGTACGGCGCAGAGTTCCGAGTGATGAAGAGCACGATGAGCAGAGATGCGGAACTGCGAGACATCTTTCGCATGAACATCGGTGATGCCAACACGCCAGCATCGGCGGTGCGCTAATGACCTTCATCACTGAACTGTTCGATCGTCGCTGGCGCATCATCAACGCACACCCCACATGGGCGAGTGATCAGCAGCGTCATCGGGTCTCGCTCACTCTGAACGATCTGTCGATGTACGAGAGAGACTACGGCATCGACACATACCTGACTCAGCGATGCGATGAGAAATGGGAACACATCAGACAAGTGTTCTTCGGTGATGTGACACCGACAGGCTGGTAATGACATGAGCAGAGACATCGGCACGCTCACGATGCAGCGCACATACGGCATCGCCAGAATCACAGTCGATCATCGTGGCGGCTACCACTACTACACGCCGACACTGCTGCTCGACGGTCGCCCGACCTGCTGGGATAACTCGACCAGCCACCAGACCTACCGCACGGCGCAGAAGTATCTCGCACGATTCGCCGCAGCAGTCGAGCAGCAGTTCGCTCAGCCGATCGAGATCATCGACACAGGGCTGACCACGAGCGACGGCGAACAGATGTGGGATTACGCCAGCGACATCTATCGACCAGCGACGGCGTATCTCGATGCACACACCGCACGCTCGTATCGCCGCTGCTACTTCTCGAAGCGGCACATCATCGTCACCGAGCAGGCAGGTGCATGAGATGAAGTACGAGTGCCTGCACTGCGGTCAGAGATTCGAGCGAGTGATCGACCACATGAGCCATGTCACCCAGCAGCACGACACAGGCTTCGTGCCGAGAGCGCAACGCAAATCGCTGCGACCGTCAGCGTGCTGGTCGTGCGCAGCAGACATACCGCCGACAGCCACACACTGCGCCTGCGGTGCGCTGCACCCACGCCTGCGCTGAGTAGCCGAGCCGAGCGCAGCACACGCTGCGCCCGACCCGACCAGCCCGTGCGTGCCGAAGGGGAAGCGACTACACGAGCGTGCTGCTCAGATTACAGACACCGACTGCACCATGCCCACAGGAATACACAGCACAGAGTCGAGACCGTCATCATCAGTGATCGACTGCACCACCACCACATGACCAGCCTTCTGATTAGGTAGCAGCCAGCCCAGCGTCTCAACCTTGCACGGCTCATCATCGACATCAGACAGTTCGCACCAGCCGCTGCTCACCGTGTGAGCGTCATGCCAGACGACCAGCACTCTCGTGCGCTCGATCTCGCTCACCACTTCTCTCGCTTCCGATCGACACAGAACACGGGTGCTTGCAGCGTGATTCCCTTCTCAGGTACGACCACAGCGAGAGCCTGCTGCGGCGGCTCGTAGCCGAAGTTATTCACGAAGGCGTACTCATCGACACCCTTCATCGACCCGTTCACGATCAGCGACGGCGACGGCAGATACTGATGCCAGTGACCGAGCCACAGCGTGCCGAACGACTGACCCGTTGCGAGATACCGCTGCGCCTTCCGTGCTCGCAGCCGCATGATCGGTGGATAGATACCGCCGATGCCGCCACCGCCGTGCGCCTGATCGCCGTGCGTCAGCAGATGCGCCGAGTCATAGACACGCACCAGCACATCGCTCGACTCAGGCACATCGAATGTCAGCCGCTTGTCGCCAGCGAAATGCCGTTCCAGCATCTTCGCCAGCAGCCAGTCGAAGTTCGTGCGAGCACGCAGTTTCGCTCTCGGCTTACGAGTCGTGCGCCCGTGATTACCTGCGACCGCTGCGACATGAACACGCCTGAACTCTGTGGCGAGCAGATCGAGAGCCGATGCGATCTCTTGCGCCCAATAGAGCAGCGAGCCGAGCATCGTGTCTTCGTTCGTCTCAGACAGTTCTTCGTGAATGTCACCAGAGAAGATGTCGCCGCCGAGCAGCACCACACAGCCGTCATACTTCACGCCAGCGAGATAGTGGCGAGACAGTTTCACCGTGTTCTCGATCGTCTTACGCAGACGCAGCACGGCGATCTCACGGTTGTAGGCGTTCAGCCCGTCGATCTCAGACGGCTCGACTACTTCATCGAGATGTAGGTCAGAGAGCATCAGCATCAGTGTCGCAGCCGACTGCTTCACGGGCTTCTTCGGTGTCAGCCACTCGACGGGTGCGAGCCGTGCGGACTCGACACGCTCGACCACATCGAGAGTACGCTGCAACTCTTCCACCTTCTGCGTGAGCCGCAGGTTCTCGTTCGTCGCAGCGTCACGCTCACGACGCAGGCGAGCAGACTCAATGCGCTGCTGCTCGCCGCCGCTGCTGGCGATGTCGTCAGAGAGTCGAGCCATAGCCGCCCGACCGATAGATGCTGATGACCGACTCGCTCAGCGAGATGTCACGCTTCGCCAATGCTCTGATGATGCTGCGTGCAGGCGTGTTCGGGTCGTTCAATGCGGCGATAAACGCAGCCCGATCTTCTTCGTCGAGTTGCGCAGCGATCTGCCAGATACGCCGCCGCTTCACACCACCCGTCTGAACGGGTTCGCTACTGATCTGCTCGGCTAGACCTGCCACTGTTGCCCCCTTCGGCGTGCCACTCGATGTGTCGATCTACCTTCTGACCGACACGGTGAACATCTTTGTGAATCTGACGCAGACTCTCTGCGACCGTCGCATGATCGTCACGGTTCTCTCGGCGTGCCGACTGAATCAGTGCGACCACTATTGCGAACGCACCCGTGATGAGAGCGACGACGACAGGTGTGCTCATAGATCACAGGCTAGTTGGGAAGCACTACTTCTGTGAACGCTCTGCGCACAGCGGCTGCGTCGTCAGCCATGCTCGGTGACAGTTCGATGTGCAGCCAGTCGCCTTTCGGTGCGCCTGCCAGCGTCGGCACTTCGTACTTCACCCAGTCACGACGATCGCACCGCCAGCCACGACCATACGGCTCAGGGAAGTAGTCGAGAATCAGTTCGATGCCGAGCAGGTCGGCGTTGATGATGAGCAGACGAGACCACCAGATCGCCTGCTTCCTGCCGCCTTCGGGAATGCCACGAGTCGCATCACCCTTACCTGTGCTACGCACATAGCGGTACGACAGATCGACTGCACGACCCGTCGCATGAACGCTCAGCGACTCTTTGCCACGCATCTGACGCACCACGAAGTCGCCGTTATTCCACAGCGCACCGTCGCTGCGTGTCTCGATCTCTCTGATGAACGCAGTCATGCCAGCCCTGCGACCAGCGGCTACGCCGTCAGCAGTGCCTGTGTATCGGCGTGCTTTCATGCACCACGCCCGAATGCCTTGTCGCCGCTGTTCGCCCACCTGAGCAGCGGCGGTATGAGTGCTGCGACTGCTGCCTTCGCCAGATCGTCGATGTCGTAGTTCCCTGTCGCTGCGACCGCTGCGACTGCGCACACTGCGCTGCGTGCGTATGAGAGCAGCATCTGTTTCGTCTGTTCGTTCATCGTCGATCTCTTTCTACTCTGGTAGCGGTTCGGCTACTTCGGTGGCAGGTGAAACGAACACATCATTCACCGCATCATAGAAGTCACCGATACCTGCGTACTTGCCACGACGAGAACCCGTGTACGAAGTATCTAGCCAACGACCAGCCAAGCCGATGCTATTGCAGTACGCAGTAATCTCCGCATCGTCATCATTCAGATAAGGAATAACAATGACATTGCGAACGATGCCTTGGTCATCAACTAATGCGGCGTGAGCGTTGTGATAAGTCATACCTTGAACCTCACATAGCAGACACCAGAACCGCCTTGACCTGCGTTGCTACCATTTCCACCGCCACCGCCACCGCCACCTTTGTTGGCTGTTCCGCTGCCAGCATTCGTAACGCCAACCCTTCCGCCGATACCGCCGCCACCCGTGCCAGCCGCACCAGCAGTACCCGTACCGCAACCACCGCCACCGCCGCCAACCAGCGTCGTTCCAGCAGTCTGACCTAGCCACGCTGAGATGTCTTCGCCTGCGCCACCAGCACCGCCCGTTGTGCTAACTCCGTTGCTACCTGCGCCACCAGCACCGCCACCACCGCCACCAGAGTTATTATTCACATCACTTCCAGCACCGTTGCCACCAGAGTTGCCTTGATTAGTCGTTCCTGCCGAACCAGCGTTGGCGGTTGAACCATAAGAGCCGCCGCCGCCAGAGCCGCCAACATTGCCGAACTTCGGGTTTGAGTTATCACTTGTGCCGCCGTATCCGCCACCAACACCAGCAACATCACCAACGACACTTGATGCACCGTTCTTTCGGTCTTGTGATGCACCAGCACCAATAGTCACGGTTGCGTTTGCGTCAAGGTAGATGGTCTGTTGGGCAACACCGCCAGCACCGCCACCACCGCCAGACGCATCGTTACCGCCGTTGATACCACCATTACCACCGCCGCCGACGACCAGAACATCAAACAGTCCAGCCTTCGTCACCGTCAGCGTTGAACTAGATGTGAAAGTGAGAAGCGTGTAGTTCACACCACCCACCGTGATAGACGACGAAGTACCACCCGTCGCCACACCGTAGCCCGTACCTGCGGCAGAACGCTTTGTCCACCCTGATACTGATGTGCCTGAGCGTGAACGCTCACCGAAACGCATACAGCGAACCTTATGCGGTGATGCGGTTCACATAACCGCCGACCATCACGACATTCGCAGTAGCGGCGAACGCACGCACGACAAGCGGCGTAGCGTTGCCGACGATGATGAGACCTGCGACGACGAGCAGCAGACCAGACTCGGCAGTGATCGTCTGCTCGATGAGATCGTCAGGCGACGAAGTACCGCCGAACTCGATCGTGAGTTTGCGGTCGGTCGTATCCGAGTTCACCGCATACAGCCATACTTCGT